ATCTGAATCATATAATGCAATTTTAAAAGTGTCACCACCTGATGAATCGAAATCGTGTTTACCTTGTAAAAGTTCTTGTTTGAAACTTGAACATATTGCTGATGATATTGCCATAATTTAATCTCCTCTTTTACGGTGATGGTGAAGGTACAGGTATCCTAACCGTTCCATCAGTGTAATCGTCTCGTTTACGTCTGCCGAGTTGTTCTAATCCGAACTTCTCAACTTCTTGTTTATACTTATTTTCATATTGTGTCAACATATCTGCAGGTCCTTTTAAAAAGCCATATGCTTCCACTAAACAGGCATATAATAAACCATTTCCAAAGTATTGACTTACATAAGTTGTAGTATTTGAACCCGATAAACCATCAGGAATAGCTTCATAATGAATTTTAAATGTATATGTCGAATCAGGAACTGGAGCTATAAACAATCTTCCAGATGTTGTATCTGTTACTCCTGTTGCTCCACCAAACATAGCATAATATTTTGGTTTTCCTGTTGCTGTTTCAGCAGGTATATACTCTTGTAAATAACTTTCATCTTTCTTTTCTAACCAAGAGTTTGTGCCTGTAGAAGCAGAAGTAGAATCATAAACTTGTACACCTTTAACAAATAAAGTTTTTGCTGGTACGTTAATAGTACTTTGACCTGTAACTAAATTACCTGTTGATTGTTTTTTGTATGCATCAAGAGGTACGTCTCTTAAAATTCTCATTTCCGCATTATCAATAAACTGATCTGTGATAGTAGACGTTAATACATTAGTATCTACTTCAGTGTAGTTTTGAATTGCTGTTGTTAATGTTGCGTATGTAAATCCTGCCATTATGGTGTTAATGTTACGGGTCCTGCCGTTGTAAACATTCCTCCTGCTTTTTCTGTTACAGTTGCATTAGATCCACAATTAAAACTGTAACTATTATTGTTTATTTTAGTTATACTAAATCCTGAAGTATTTTCAAACACTGTATATGCTAATCCACCGGGAGATCCATCTACATTTCTAAAAACAACTGTATCACTTGAAGACCTACCATGATTGGGCTCTGTAACTGTTACAACAGCAGATCCAGAAGTTAAACTAAAAGGATTTCCTGGTAATAAATTAGGTGTTGAAGGTTCAACTCTATCTGGTCTAGCTTGAACCAAGCCTTGAGGATCTCCTCCATGAGGTCTAGGGTCTAATTGAGGTTGTTTTGGTTCATATTCAGAAGTATGAACTCTAGAACCATTCCATTCTACAACCATTTCTGAATATGGAAAAGCTTGACCTGAACGGTCTGAAATAAATTGTGCGTATTTTCCTCTAGCAAAATTAGACATTTGGATAATAAGTTTTTGGGGTTATGTAAGAACTTGAAGAAGAACCATCTTCTTGCAATGCTCTATTCAATTCGTCTTCATATAATAATTTCATTTGTTGTGTCATTTCAGGTTTAAATTTTTGAGATAAATAAAAAGCTAGTCCTGAAACCATACAAGGAACAAATCTAAAAGGAACATCTGTTGCATTTGTATAACCACCTACGTCTTGTATTCTTTTTACATAGTAGTAATTAATAAAATTACCTGCTTCTGAACTTCCAGGAGTTAGATACAAAGTAATTGTTACCTTATCAATAAATCTTTGAACAAAATATTGAGAAGGAGTTCCTGTAGATGTTTTATTAGCTAATGCTTGATAAGTAGATCTATTAATTTTTGTTAAAGGCGAATCAACATTAGAAGCATTTCTATATGAAGCTTCTAGAATATCATCAACACCATATATAGCCGTAGCATCAGAAGTTCCATCAGACGCAGCTCTATACATTGTGTACACAGCTTGATTATTTACTAAAGTTAGAGAGTTGTTTGCTACTTCCCAATAGTGAAGTCCTCTATTGCCCCACTCTTGAAACATTATATTAAGCGAACGCCTAGCAGATCTCAATTGATTGCCTGATACGCCTTGCATGCCTAATCGTTCGTAAGACTCTTCTATTATCTCATCGATAGCAAAAGTTTTGTCGAACGTAGCAGTTCCTGAAGTAGTGTTTGCCATTTAAACTCCTTAGCCAGTGTATCCGATAGTAACTGAAGTAGTGTTAGTTAAATCTAAATATATTCCAGTTCTACATCTGATACCATTTCCTGGAACATAAATGTCTAGTCCTTCAGTTCCGCAATTACCTTCGAATACTAAAGTTCCAGATCCACTTGTTCCATCATATAGTTTGATATTACTGTTCGCTACGCCTTCAACTTGAATATAAGTTATTCTAGCTGGTCCAATAAATGAACCTGTTGCGTCTGTTGCTCTACCAAATCTACCGTCAGAAGTTCTTGTGGAAAACTGTTGGTCTGATGATGCCATATTTTATCTCCTAATTAATTTTAAGTGTGGGTCTTAAGACCCACACTAATTACTTATTATGCTTCTTTAGCAAATACACCTTGTACGTCAACAACTGTCCAATGTGCTGTTGAGTTTAAAGATGCACATACTACATAGTCACCAACTTTTGATGTTGTTTTTGTATTAATAAGATCTTTGTCGTCTGTTAAAGATCCAGCATACAAAATACCATCAGAAGCATTTGGGCTAATAGTTAATGTATTAGTTCCATCTTGACCTGTATTTACAAAAGTAAATACTCTTCCGATAGAAATTGCAGGTAAAGTAAATACAACACCATCAGTTGATGATGTGAAAGTTTTACCAGAATCGCCATTTGCTACTGTGTAGTTAGCTTGTTTGTTTTCTAGATTGAATCCAGTTAAGCCTGCTTCGTTGAACTTACCTTGCAGAACCGGTCCTCTAAATAGTGTTTGTGCCATGTTTATATCCTCCTAGTTTTCCGAACATAGTCTCTAGGCCGTCGACTATACGCGTCTATGTTCTAATTAAATGTATAGTGTGTATTTTATAGCTTAGTTTTGTGAGAAGTGCAAGAGAGCCTTAATAGAAAGTGCGATTTCAGCGATGTAGCGTTTTTTGTGTTACGTAGCTACAGAAACGTCAGGTGCAGCGTCTTCTATCTTATTAGTCTGTTGAGCAACTTGTGCTTCAGCTAATTTGATGTGACTGATGACTTGTCTAATTTTGTCATCAATTCTCACCATATCAAGAGTATATCTTTTCTCCTGATTATAGTGCTGCGACCATTCAAGTTCTAGTCCTCTTTTCTTCGTGTAGAGTTCCTGAACGTGTGTCATTTATAACCTCCTCATAGGTTAACCACATTTTAGATTTACTAGTAAATCCATCTTTTTCCCATACAATATCATTTTCTCCTAGTTTGTCAACTAGTGCATTTTCAAAAGCTTTATCATCATCTTCTGACACAAGATTGAAGTCAGCATGATAGCCATATGCTCTGATTTGTACTCGGAAAGTTTTCATGGGTTTTTTCTTTCTATCATAAAAAAAGGGCGGCTACAAGAGCCGCCCTTAATTATTCAGTTAATCTAGTGATTACGCACCAGGTGAACCGAAAATACCTCTAGGGTCTGAGAATCCGAAAGAATATCTCTCTCTAGCTTTGTATCTTACGTTACCTGTATCGAAGTCACCTTCCATAGCTGTCTTAATTGGAGATCTAACGAACATTTTTAATCCGTTAGGTACATCTGTCTTGATGAAGAACGCATCAGTGTCAGTTAAGTAGTTGTTCACTACATAACCTTGAGGAACCATCCCCATTGATACTACTGCGTTAATATCATTGTCAGCTGTTCCAACTCTACCTTGAGATTTCATCAATCTCTCAGCAGTAAATTGAAGCTCAGAAGGAATAATCATTTTTACTCCTCTTGCTGCAATTTTAAGACCTCTCTCATCAGTGAACGCGGCGATATCAATTAAAGACTGCTCTAACGATGTTTCGTTAAGATCAGCTGATGTGCCTAATTCATTTGAGAAAGTTCCAGCTATCGTTGGGTGAACAGCAGAACATAGTTCTACTCCGTCACCACCAGCAAAGTTTGCGTTAAATGCATTGTTTAATACATTCGCAGCTTTTACTTGCTTAGTGTTTGCCATCGATCTCGCTAAAGCTTTTGTGTATCTAGAAGCTAGTCTATCGTAAAGATTGTCTTCGATAGCTTCTTCCGTGATAGCAAATGCTAACGCGATTGTTTCGTGCGAATATCTAGCTGTGAAAGTTTCTTGTGCATTGTCAAAAGTCACGCCTGAACCTTCAGGTTTAACTTGAGCATTTGCGAAACCAGATAACATTACTTCTTCTTCAAAAGCTCTGTCACTGTTTTCTGTGTCGAAAATTTCAGCATGCTGATTTTCATATCTTTTATATTCCAGTCCGAATAGTGCATTCAAACCTGGCTCTAGTTCTTTAACTAGTTGTCCTCTACTTATAGCCATAATTATATACCTACCGTTCCTTTCAAGAAGTGTTCGTTGATAATAACTACAGCGTTAGTGTCTGCTGCTCCCGCTTCATTATTATCTGGATCTTTTGAAATCCCGATCACTCTTAGTTGAGCTGTTGCAGTTTTAAGATCAGAATGATCTAATTCCACTTTAGACACGTAGTTTGGCGAAGAGCCAGCTGCGTATACTATATCAGCGTTAAGTCCAATTTCTGCAACTGCTAATGCAGCGTCAGATTGGATTTCAAACCTTTCATATGGGTCATCACTTACGAATCCAACAATGTCTGATGCAGTGTTAGATGCGTTAAGGTGATTAGCATATGTAGGCTTACCTGTAGTTGCATCAGTAAAGAAAACACCGTTAAGTGAACCTAATAATACTGCAGCTGCTGTTCCTACTACAATTTTACCAGTTGCCGCCATCATTATGGGATCATTCTGATAAATCGCAGTTGAACTTGCTGCAATACCATATTCACTTAACCCTTGGTTGTCTCTATTCTGACCAACTTTTCCGATTGCTTTCAGTCCGAAAGCAGCGTCTTTGTTTGCCATGTTTTTTCTCCTTTAGTAAATCTACTATCCGCAGATTTACGGGTTAATGTTATATGTATTTTGATATCACAAAGAAATTATTTCTTCGTACCACCAAAAGTTACACGAGTCTGCCTATCAGCGTTGATTGGCATACTTGAATGTTGCTCCTTCATAAGATCGTTGTTTACTGCGTCGTCTCTGTCCTTAGTTTGCTGAGCAAAATAAGCTTCTCGAGATTTGGCGATCTCTTCTGGTATCCTAGCCAACACTAGGCCTCCAACTCCGATCACTCCTGCGTATTTGCCGTCTTTCAGTTGTGGATACTCTGAGTCAGGATATTCATCAGCTCTCACTAATTCCCATCCGGATCTCATTTTACCTGACATGTTTTTAGTATCGTCAAATCCTAAAACTTCAGTTCGTATCCATCTGTGCCTGAATCCGTTTGGCGCAGGTGGTGCATCTAAGCTAGATGGTGGAGTCCAAGTCTGAGGTCTTTTTTCTTTTTCTCTAGACTGACTCGCACGCGGGGTTTTCATTTTATCATTTTCCATATGCTATACCTCCTTCGTGATTTTTAATTGTTTTGCATAATCTTCTAATGGCACTCCTAATTTTTTAGCGATAGCAACCTGAGAAGGTGTGAGTCTCACGGTTTTGCGACCAGATCTGTTTACACTTCGCTTCGCTGAAGCTACTATTTGTGTCGGTTTGGTCGTATCATTTTGAACCTTACCATCAGTTGTATCAAATTTATGCGGAAATTCAAGTCTTATTCTCTTATCTATTTCCGAATAATATTCGTCAGTCTGAGGATCAAATCCTTCTTCATCCACTAGTTTTTTGTGTAGATCAAATGCAGTATATGTCATAGCTGTATCTGTACCAAACCACTTATTTTTAGATCCCCAAGACTCTGCTTTAGGGTCTGCTTGCGCTGTTTGTTGAGGAGATACTTTAGGTATTTCCACTTCTTTTGGTTCAGCTTTAGCCATATCTTCATATGCTGCTTTTGCTTCATTAAGTCTTGCTTCTTCGTATCCAAGTCTAGCAATCTCTTTACCAGCTTCAACTTCTGCCGCAAGATCTCCTGCTTCTTTTGCTGCTGCTAACTTAGCCGCTGCTGCTTGTAAACCAGATGTAATTCTAGCTTCTCTATCTTTAACACCAGCTTGTTCAACTTTAGAATATTTCTTTAGAAGTTTTTCTTTTTGTTCTTTTTGGTTTCTAGCAAAAGATAAAGCTTCGTCAGCTTGTCTTTGTGCTTCTCTCCATTTCTTCGTAAGTTTAGATATTCTTCTTTGAACGTCTTTTGAATACGTTTCTAATTCTTCTTTCTTCTCTTCAGGTTTTTCTTCCTGAGTAGCTTCTGGCTTCTCGTCACTCGCTTCTACCTTCTCTTCTTTAGGTTCTTCAGCTTGTGGCGCGGGGCTAGAGTCTTCTTCCTTAGTTTCTACTTCATTCTCTGGTTTTGGATTCTCAAGAATAACTTCAGTATCTTCTCCAGAGGTATCAATATCAACCATAGGCACGTCATTTTTATTTTCTTCTTGCATAGTTTCCTCCTATGTTAAATGTAATGCAATACAGATTCTGGATCCTTAATAGTACCCAAAACCTCATCGTCGTTAAGAAGACGGACTTCTCCACCTTCTATTGGTAAACGTGATCCTGCATACCTTGCAAAAATCACCCAATCTCCTTGTTTGCACCAAGCGCCTGTTGGAAATTTTTCTTTATCTCCATAAGCCATTGGTCCCATCTTTACAACATAACCACAATTCGTTGCGATTCGTGCTTTGTCTAAAGATTCTTGTGCAATAATTATACCACCTTTAGTTTTTTCTTTTGGTGTAAAAGGTAAAACTAAAAGCCTCCAACCAGATGGTTGTGGTAATTCATCTTTAATATCTGATACGTTAGTTTCGTCTACTCTTTTTGCTTCTTCAACAG